CCGGCCTGTTAACACTCTATTATATTCCCGAGTGGATGTGATTTAGGACCACAAAGCCCCCATACGATACTTGCAATAGCCATGGGTGAGGCATAGACAAGTAAAGACGTGCCATTAGATGGCAGATTCACACAGCTTGCGCCACGCGTCCCCGACAAATTGGTGGTCAAGCCGCAATATGCGGCCGACCTCACGGTCCATTGTGATGATATCGTTCAAGCTCAAATTGGTAATTTCGGAAAGTTGCTCATACGCCGACTGCTCCGCAGTATGCGGTGCAGTCGCGTCGATCCGCACATGTCGGTTATTCCTAACTATAGTCTTGCCAGGGCCTGCAAGCAACACCAATCTGGGGATTAAGGACCCCAATATTGGCACGACTCCACAGGTCAACTGCAAGCCAAGACACACCCCACGGAGCCACGCCACTTCCTTTGCCTCCGAGTATTTTTGCAAACACCAGAAGGTTTTTGAAATGACGCGCCCAGGGTGCGGACCAAAAACTCTTGTACCACCATTATTCCAGAAGAAACCGCTACAAAATTCAGCGGTGTTCCAGTTACCGCTGGATACAGCCTTCAAATTGAAACCAAGCTCAAGCCATAATTGCTTGGCCATTAGAAGAAGTGGCGGTAAGAATGCTGGTGGAACCGCAACAACAGAGTCATCACCTAACACTGCTATGCGGGATTGTCCCATCAACTTTGGACATATTTTGTGCAACACCCAGAGCCATCCAATGCCCTGTATGTAGCTGTTGCCGACTGAAGTGTCGCCGTCCCCAGAAGATACCTGTGCTAACTTCTCGAACTTGCAGCCAAACCTAGTCCTACCAACCATGGGGACTTGCCTAGCGCGCAACACCTCTAATACTTCTCTGGGTGCACCTCTTTCCTCATTAAGGTGCTGCCACAACAGATGTGGCCCCGGTCCCACAGTAGAGTCCCAAGCGGAGAAATCTCCGCAAAAGGGGACCAGCCCGTCTGCTTCTGCTCTAGCGGCCCAACTGCCAAGTTGTTCCGCACTGCTACCTGAGACATAATACAACAAACCGGAACCATCCCAGTCCCTGGCCAAGTCCTTGCCAAAACGCCAGAACCAAGGCCCGGTTCCCACCTTGACCTTGTCTGACCTGCCCTGAATGATTCTAGGTTTCTTGACTTTAAAGCCTGTCAACCACAAACAAGACGGAAGACGCTCAATTTTAACGAACGCCTTGATTTGCATGTCCTTACTGTTGTACCCCTCCCGCTGTAAATCCTTCATCGCTTCAACTAGGTTGCCCCGTTGGTGCAGTGGGTATCTGGATAACCAGAGATCAAAGTCTCTATCTTCCTCAAATGAAGGTTCTGTTAGTCGTAGAACTCCACGCCCCGAAAGGTCATTGTAGAGCCTATCCCAAACTAGCACGTTCTTCCCCGGATCTTCATCCCAAGGTATGCCAGCAGCGCAAACTCGCGTTTGTACCGCTGCTAGGTCGTTGTGTGCACAGCTTCGGAAAACTAGGGGAATAAACCCCAGGACTCCCGGCCCTATGCGCCTAGCGCCTACTTTCTCCGAACAATTCTCCACTCCAGGAGGTCGGGTGACGTAGGACTTGGTGGTTTGGCCACCAGGTGAGAAATCGCTTTCTCCCAAACAACAATCTACGACTGTCTTGGAGTGATCGGCTTGTGACACCGACCACCCCGTGTTGAGGATAGAGCCCTGGATTTCTGATGTCATGTTCCAAGCCCAATGAAGGGCAACTGCTGCTAGGAACGGCGAATGAAAAGTGGCAACATGCATGACGGCAGTTGGGATGTACTCAAATATATCTTTAGTCCTCCCTGCCTCAAAGCAAATAATGCCTGCAAGACTCACAGGTCCAAGCAAATGCTTGACTCCCTCCTCCGCAGCAGCTTGGATCAACGCACTCACGTCGTTGGCTCCCAAGCCAACCAAACTACCAGGTTTGCGCAATTTTGCGGTTTCATCTTGGACGGCGTGTGCGAGGTTGGTAAACCCCTTCAACAACAGCCTAGAAGACACTGTTACAAAGACACGTGCCTTGTCAATCCAATAGTCCCCAGAGCCCAATAGGGGTAGGTACTGCTGAAACCTCTCGTCCCCCACTGCTCCTGCAGTTATCTCTTGGAGGTTGAGATCATTGTGATACAAGAAAAGGCCTACTACTCCTAAACCCATCAAGTACCGCGGTTTTGGCCCCATGAGAAACTTGGCCACACCATCAAAACACTTGGTTGTGCTATCATGAAAGTGCCAGCGCAAGTCTCGCCACGTTGCCAGCCGCTTCGCGTACTGGATCGCTGCTCTGACTTTCTCTGCAGAGTTTGGATCCAGCGGATCGAGATCGGAGACACACTTCACGGCAGTGCGCTCCATTATTCGCTCGGTGATGGCCCCAGAAGCACGCCCGACACGTGCATTCTCGACTGTAGCGACGACGTGTTTCTCAACGCCAACGCCACCACCCACCGCAAAGGTATCACCAGTACCTTGCGTTGCTGGGAAGAAATTTATAGCTCCAGGCTTGCGCAACTTTGAGGAGTCAAAGACCAACTGCAACAGAAGCATGTTACCATAAGGC